TCACCCCAAAACGCCTGCTGCTGTCCGCAAATAGTCTGGGCAGTGGTGGGCGTATGTTTCTTCCACCATCTTAATATTGCTGTGGCCTAGATAGCCAGCAATATCCCACAGAGATATTCCGGCCTGCGCCATCCATGTCGCTGCCGTGTGCCGCAACGTATGTGGTGTAATTCCGCTCAGGTCAGCGCGTTTGGCTGCCGCCCTGAAGCCTGTTTTGATGGAGGAAACCTGATCACCAGCCCATTCCACAACAAATTCTGTTTCACGCAGCTCATAAGCCTCTTTCAGGGCTTCATAGAGCGTATCGTTAATAGGCACGCGTGCCCTGCCCTTTTTGGTGCGTGGTTTAGCTGGGTCACGGAAATCAATGATCCGCGCCTGTAGATCTACACGGCTCCATGTCAGTGTAAGTATGTGAGATTTTCTGGCTGCTGTGTGCAGCGCCAGCAGCACAAACAATCGAATATGGTGGGCAACACAGCCATCTACCAATTCAGCCGCCTCACTTCTGGTTAACCAGCGCTGGCGTGCATCTGGACGCGGTGGAAGCTTTGTGCGCGGGGCTTTGGAAACAATTTCCTCTCTAACAGCCCACCGCATTGCAGCGCGTAGTGTACCTAGTTCGGTTCTGGCAGTGCTGATCTGAACGCCCTGATCTAGCCTGAACGCCGTATATCTCTTGCACGAATCGGGTGTAATAATTTCTGGTGGCTTATCCCCAAAAAATACCTTCAGCGGCTTGAGAGACCAGCCTATGCGTTCCGCTCCGGGTTTTTCATTGTTCACGCGGTCTGCATGATACGCATCTAATATACCAGAAATGCCAGCAGCCCGGATTTCTGGCTTTAGAAGCCCCTCCTTGAACTTATGAAGGACTAATTCAGCCGAAACCCTATCCTCGCAGCCCGTAGAGATGCGTTTGCGTTGGTAATAGATGTGCCATGTGCTTCGTTTGGAGACTCGGCACAATCTGGGCTCTTTTGCGTCTGAGTTTGGCATTGTTTTTCTTCAAATTCTTTGATGGCCTGCATAGGTATCCGCACCATTCTGCCTAGGCGCAGGGATGGAAGCTCGCCAGTTTCCACCATTCTGCGGATCTTGGTTGGTGAGCAATCCCATCTCTGCGCTAGGGCGCTAATACGGCAGCATGTTGGCTCATGGGCAGTTTTCACGGCTCATTCCTTCCGATCTGTTCAAGGCGTTGACTGCTTCCAGTTCAGCTTCAACGCGCCGTAGTCGTCCAATATCTCCATCCGCACCATGTAAGCACGATTGTATCATTGCCCCTGCAATTATATCTTTCAGTTTGGTGATCTTCTGGTTTAGTCGCGCAATCTCCGCATCGCGCTCGACAAGTTTTGCGAGGGCATCTGATTGACGGACAACCTTTACATTATCACCTTTCTTAATATCTCTATTCCGCCACGCGACAATTTCAGGCTCTGGAGCGTCTTCAAACCAGATTATCTGAGCATAGTAGTCCATCTCGCCGCCAGTGACAGGGGTGCCGATGGTAAGGATGTTTTCTGTGCTAGAGCGCTTAGGGTTGCACAGAGCGGCAATCTGCTTCTCATTCAACATGCCATCATGCAACCGTACGAACACGCCTATGGGATCTTTCTTCTTCCCGTTAAACGGTGCGCGGGTTTCAGTCATAGTGTTTCCCACTCGGTTTTCTGGATCTGGAAGCGGCCATTTACGCCGCCATTTTCTGGGCGAAAGCGTCCTACACCAATCATCATGCCGGCTTCTTCCAGATATTCTTCAAAAACATCTTTCGAGAGGTCTTCTTGGAAAATGTGAAAAGTCAGCAGGCCGCCCCAGTCATCAATGCGCGGGAAGGTGCGCATTACGCGTGAGCCTTTCCCTGTTGGGTCGCCTGTAGCTGAGCATAAGAAGCTTTCCGGAATAAGATCATCACGCGTGATGTCCAGCATCAGCGGCGTATCAATCATGATGCCCGCCTGGACAATGCTGGAGAACGTCTTATTTCCCTTTCCGGAAACCTTGCGGATTGTCAGCTTTGCTGATGATGTCAGTGCCTTTTTGAAAGACATAAACGGCACAAAAACTTTTCCTGTCCGTTCATCAACGTGCGCCTTGTTACGCCACTGCATTTCTTCCCATTCCTTGTGGGAATATTCCTTTGGTTTTTCTGCAATAGGTTTAGACGGCGAATAAGGGGAAACCCCTTTGATGTTAACGTTACATTTCCGAATGATCATGGCTTTGTTCCGTTAGGTGACGGGCAGCATGATGCCGCCCGTCTTTTCATTGTGTTGTGTTGCTGCGCGGAGCGGAGCGGGGAGCTGCGACGCGCTATGGCGCATCGTGGAACGATAAGCACCGTTCCGAGGAACAGAACCGAAGCTCTGCTCCCCGTAGCGTTGCGATGTGAAGTGATGCGCTGCGGCATGCTGTGGTGTGGAGCGCAGCGGAGCGCCGTGACGCATGATAGAACCAAACGGCTCCGGTCTGCCTGCCATCTAGCTAGCAGGCCGCAACCGTTCTGCGCCGTGCTCATAGTTTCACCTGTGGATCTGCATTTGCTCTGGATGCCTGCATGTTTTTGCGTGGCTTGCTGGCGGTTTGTATGGCCGCAAGAATCCCGCGTGTGGCATCGTGCTCCAGTGCCTGACGCTCTGTCAGATCGGCGCGTTGCACGGTATCCATAATAACCGCGCCTTTTTTTGCGGCATTACGCACGCGTTTGATCTGGCCTTTCCCTAACTTCACCAGATCTTCTGCTGCTGTACGCTGGAGGCCAACATTCATCACGGTTGTGAAGGCGCGTTTATGATCCCGCATGCAGATATGCCGGGCACGTTCCAGAAGATATCTGTGCCGCCCCTGAACATCATGGTTCACCAGCTGCTGGAGATCTTTGTATTGAACAATCTGCCCAACACTAGCCTCCAGCAATGCTGTAACCAGAAGATCTGTTACATATGAGCGTTCCATAATTGGATTGCTCATGCCGCCCTCTCCTTTCGCGCTGCAATCAGCTGGACATCGTCTGCCCAGCCAATGATGCCGCTCTGTCCGTCTATTTCGTCCTGTTCGCATTCAGAAAACCGGATAAGAAAATTCCTGTCCTCTGTGGCTGTTATTTCAAACAGGCCATCATCCACCTTGCGCATTTCCAAAAACCATTCAGGCAGGCTGGGTGTTGTGCTTTTGCCCGATACAATCCAGCGGCCTTCCTTGCGCTCCTTGCTGCAATCAGGGAATTCAATCTGATTACCTGTGCGCTGGTCTGTTACCGTGCCCTGGTATCTGCCTGCCTGATTGCGCGTTAGTGTTGCCTGGTATCGGGGCATTCCATGCACTCCGCCAGTGATCCATGCTGCGGTGCGTCCGGCATGGTGTCTGCAATCGGCACAATCCAAGCTGGTGGGAAGTTCAGTATCTGGCCATCAGCAAAAACTACCGTGTGTTTTACGGGTGTTTTTCCAAACATCAGCGTGCGTGTTTCGCGGCCAATGGTTGGGTACGCGTGCCGGCCTTTGCCGGATGGATCTTTCACCACAACATCACGGGCTACGGGAATAATGCGCATGCCAGGGAACGTGGCGGATTGTGTGCAGGTCATGGGGTATGATCCTCTGCAAGAATTGTGTGTTTGAGGTGCTTTTCCGAAGCCTGAATAAGGCATTCAGACACTAGCCAGTTAGCAGCATCTGAAATCACAAAATCCAATACCATCCGGTGGCGGCTTATGCTGCCATCGGGATGTGATTTCATAACGGTTGAATGATACGGGAAATGGGACTTTAACCAGCTAATATCGCCGCCAAATAGCGCAACAATGTCAGGCCGCCGTGTCATTTGCGACCAGGTAAGCTTCCGCTCCTGACCGACCACATCACGGAAGATATAATATCTCCACCCATCTCCCCATCGGCTGCCGAGACATTTTACTGGGCAGGTGCTTGCATCAACCATCACACACCCTCCTTCTGACGGATGCTTTCCATCCATTCATCCAGAGCGGCCACAGTAAACAGACCATTGCCTTCAACTATGGTGCAGCGCGGGCCTTTGCCTTTTTCGCATAGGCTATGGAAGGTATCTGGTTGCAGGCCGCAATACAGGGCCGCCAAGCCAAAGCCTACGTACCGGGTGGCATCTGCACCGCTTTCTTCCAGCGCGGTATCCACCAGTTTCAGGGCGGCACGCTGCACGCGGGCGGCCTGCATGGCGTTTGGTGTGGGTAATGTTGGGTCTAGCAGCGGGCCAATGGCCGTGATCAGCTGCGATGCAGCACGGGAGCGCTCTAGCGCAGCATCCGATACCGTGCGGAGTTCCGCAATAAGTGTCATTCATTCCTCCATCGCGTCGTGGCGATGAAGAGATGATTATCGTCATTACGACGATAATTCAATCAAAAAAAACGTCTATACGACGATATTCTATCAGCTGCCTCATGGGATTTCCTCATCAGAGGAATCTATCTAGTAAGCCAAGGCACAAGCTTTAACAAAGCTCCAACAATTGCAATAATTGCTGCAACTTTTGCTGTTGTAGGAATATTATCAATTTTCCCTTTAATTCCAGCCAACTCTACTTCGACATTTTTCACATCATTTTTTGTTGCCACTGTAGCAAGCGTAACCTGTATGGAAGTTAAAGTTACCTGAAGTGTTTCTAATTTATCCTCCAGTTTAGCTATTCTACGCTCCATGTCACCATCATCTCCCCCTCCAGAGCCTCCTATACGTGAATTATCTTCATCTTTGCCATTATCCACTACGAGTGTTGGGCCAGCAAAATGTGCCTTGCTATTCATTTGGAGTTTCTTTCCAAAATTGAAAGAATAAATGTGTGTGCAAAACCACAATTTTCACAAACCACGACTAAAGCATCATAATATTTGCTACCAGGATACAAATTAACCCTAGGAGAAGATTCTCCACTTATAGCAATAGAATAGCTGTCGTTTTTACATATAAGACAACAAAAGGCCCCTGAATCAGTTTTCGAATACATTTTTTCGAGAAGCGCGTTTAATTGCTGCCCTCTTTGATCTTCCAATAAACGTAAAGCTTGCTCGTCTGCCATGCCTCTCCTCCTCAAACAAAAGCTATTTTAACATTCAACGGTATTTTTGTTCCCGTTTTATTCTCTCTGTGATATATCTATCACGCCTATTTTTAAAGGGAGTTTAGAATATGAATGGATTTGTCATTCCGGTTCGGATTGGAGATCAACAACGGCCAAAGCCACTTCCTCAGTGGTTGGCGCAACATCCGATTTTTGCACCAACTCAGGATAAGTTAGAGCAATATGAACAGCCGTCTCAACCGGCATCTTCGCATCCATAACTCCCCGATAAATCCAATCGGTAGTACATCCGGTAAGATCGCAAAATTTTACAATAATCGCTTCATCAGGATAATTTCTACCGGTATAATAACCACTTAATTGTTTAGGATTAATGTCAAGCATGCGTGCCAAATCCGCAGCCACGCGTGTATATGCTTGACCAGCAGCTTTAAAACGCGCGCAAACAGCCTTTTTAAGCTCAGACGATTTAGGGGGCTTCTTGTGTGCCATCCCGTTATTATGACGGGATGGCTGCATGTTTCCATTCCTCATACGACGCTTGACATATCGTCGTTACGACGACAATGTGTCTTTATGAATAGTCATCGAGATATTATGGCGGCTCTGGGAGGGGTTCCCTATGTCGCAAAGCGCCTCAATCTCTCGCAGAGACGAGTGTATAATTGGGTACGAGTGGGTCGCTGTATTCCTCCAATGTTCTGGGGAAAAATTGCGTCTTTGGCCGCTGCCAAAAACCTTAATGTTACTCTCTCCCTATTGGAGCAGACAAAATTTCGTAACCCGTCAACAAATCGTAAAAAAACTGAAAGAACTCCGCCTGCAATACATAAGGGTGAACTCGCATGAACCATAACCAGAGCAGTACGCCCAAGCCCTCACCCTGTCAGCCGGAATCGTTTCGGGCATCTTTCGCACTCTTCAGTCTTATTCCGATCTATGCGCCGCAGTTTTGCAGAACGAATGGTGAGGCTCGTAGACTTGTGCGCGGCGGGGCGCTTGAGGTGAACGGAAAACCGGCTATCTGTGAAAATATGCCGGTAAGCGTGGGCGATACCGTAGTTGTATGCCCTCGCTCAAAAACCCGGCGGTTTGCGTTTACCGTTTCAGATCCTTCGCAAGATGCGAGCGAACGTCTTTCTTTGCCTGCAAAGCATGATGGCGCAGCATGAAACAGAATTACCCACCTAAACCAAACACCTTCATGCAAGCTAAGGCGCATACGAGCAATAAATTGGCGCAAACCCTTTGGGTTGCTCGATTTTATCCGGTCTGGATGTGCGATTGCGCACGCGCATTAACTCAGGATACTGGATCTTATCTTGCGCAGTTTCGCGCCGTGCAGTGGTTTCTCAAACCCTACGTTACTTGGGTGGATGAGACACTGGATTGGCTGGAGGAATGTCGTCAAAAAGAGCGGGAAGATCAAGGTCGGCAGCATTCTTCTTTAAGGGCTTCGCACATGGAGGGACATATTCCTTCAGCACAGCCGTCTCCAAAAGCTGGTGGCGGCAGCGATGCCGCCACCAGCAACCCTGATCCACTTATGACCGGTCTGGAAGATTATTTTGCTGCTTGTGATCAGGCCAGTGCAAAGTGCCCAAAAAAATTCCCGCCTATTCCTGAAAAACAGCGCCAAAGAATGCGCCAAATTACTGCGGAATTTTTACTGCATGTGGGGTGTCGGCGGTGAGCTATCTTTCACAATCTGAAGCGCTTCATCCATTCCTAACAATGGCATCGCGCCGGAGCAATAATTCTGCAAAATACTTTGCAGTTCTAACTGACTTTCGTGAGGCAGTAACTTCACTGCAACCCTTAACGCTATTTTCATGGCTTCTGCACGTGCGCGCGCCCCTTCAAGTTCGTGCATATCTCTCAAAGATTTCTGAGGATCATTTTTCTCCATCAGAATCGTCCTTTCATGTTGGTGACACATGCATGATGGACGTAGCTGACAGCGGCATCAATGCCGCTGCCAGCACCTCTGCTGCGGGTCATGCGCCATGCTAACCGCAGCTATCAAAACAGCCACACGCACGGCCATCAAAGCCTGCGGTGGGCTGGATTCAATATCTCGCGCTGTGCGTGTCGGCATCACGCAGCTTTCCGATTACTGCAACCGTGAAAAAGCGTCTGTGGTGCCGGTAGATGTTGCTGTTGAGCTGGATAAAGAGGCGCAAGAACCACTTATTCTGGCCGTTATGGCGCAGGCAGAAGGCTTTGCCCTGGTGCCGGTCAAATTCGGCAACGGCCTGCTGCCGCACGATATGGGTAAGTTTGCCAAAGCCACCAGTGAAGTTCTGCAAAAGGGCTTTGAGAGCATGGCAGACGGTAATGTGGATGTGCAGGAAGCGCATGAAATCCTCACATACGCGCAACGTGCCCGTACATCGCTGCATCATATTGAGTCCACAGCACACAAGATCATCGCTGAAGGCAAACCATTGCAGGTGAGCATCGCTGATGGCGCGTGAGGCACTCAACTGGCGGGAGCTAGATCCTAAAATCCGGCATTATGCCCGCTGTGGTTTTAGTATCAAACGCCAATCTCATAAACTCAATATATCTGAGCGCGCCATTTATTTGCGCCGCAATGCCCTGGGTATCGGTCGCAAGAAAAAGCATGCAGCGCAGGAGAATTCTTCTTATGTCGCGTCTTAAAAACGCAAAATCCGCACGCCGGTTTTTCCGCCGTCGTCCCCTCAATGTACGAGCATTGCGTGAAAGCGCGCGCGTGCAGCCTGATCTTTCCATGCAGTCGCGTGTGTCCGGTGGTTTCACATGGCGTGCACCACGCAAGGCCATTCGGCATGCGGCGTATTACAATGGCTGAGGTGCTGCTGGACGGATATGATTTCTGCGGTCGGTTGCGTAACGCCATCGCTGCGGAAAAAAGCCTTGCTGCCTTTGCCCGCAAACATGGGCTGAAAGAACAGTCCGTGCGTGATGCAGAAGCTATGCGGAGCGTGAGCAAGGATGCTTGCAAAGCTCTTGGCTTGGTAAAAGTTTTGCGCTATCCACCGTTAGACGGCAAGGGCTCCCTTGTATCACTCAAAATAATCCAAGAAAAACTGAATAACTTTGTCAGTCAGTGCGGAACGCAAAGAGCGGCAGCGCAACGGCTAGGCATTCATGAATCTCACCTCTCCAACATTCAGAACGCGTTCCGTGGTGTAACGCCAGTTTTATATAAGCTTGGCTATGGTCTGCCAGTGGTGCGCTATATCGCACTGGATGCAGTATGAGCGGCAAGCTGAAAGCTGCGGAAGTTTCCGTCATGTTGGCCAGCCAGATGGAGGCTTTGGCGCGTGAGCTGCTGCCCGGTGGCAAGAAAACCGGCGCTGAATGGATGGCCGGATCTGTAGCAGGTGAGCCCGGAAAAAAGCTGGCTGTGCATCTGTACGGTGCAAAAGCCGGTGTGTGGAAAGACTTTTCGCAAGATATCGGTGGTGATCCGCTGGATCTGGTCGCACATTGCCTGACAAACCGTGATCTGAGTGCCGCATATCGCTGGGCCTGCAACTGGCTGGGATTGAGCACGGAAACGGTGGAAATACGCCGTGCGGAAATCCGTGAAAAAGCTGAACAGGCTAAGGCAAAAGAGGAAGAGGACGCTAAAAAGCGTGTCAGCCGTGCGCGGGATATCTGGATGAATGCCCAGCCAAATATCCTGAACACACCAGTAGATTTCTATTTGCAGGCACGCGGTATCAAGCTGGCAAAGTTTGATCGGCCTCCTGGTGCATTGCGGTTTGCGCCAGAGCATTACTGTACAGAAATAGAAGCTCCATTGCCTGCCATGCTGGCTGCCATCACAGATCTGAATGGGCGGTGCGTTGCCGTGCATCAGACGTGGCTCGGCCAGCATGGTGGTCAATGGGCCAAGGCACAACTGGAAATTCCCAAGAAAGTTCTGGGCAGTTTCCGTGGTGCCTGTATCCGGTTGCGCAAAGGTGCAGCCGGCACAACACTCAAACAGGTTTCACCGGATGAGGTTATTGCGATTGGTGAAGGCATAGAAACGTGCCTTTCCGTTGCCATGGCCCTTCCGGATCTGCGGGTTCTCGCAGCAATCTCTCTCGCAAATCTCGGAACAATCCGTCTGCCGGATACAGCACGCAATGTGCTCATTCTGGCGGATCGGGATGAAAGCACGGCGGCCAAAAAAGGCCTGCGTAAAGCCATAGACACGCACCTGTCAGCAGGGCGCACGGTAGATGTGGCTTGGCCGCCAAAAGGCAAGGATTTCAACGATGTTATCGGAAGATGAAGAAAGCGGCCTGGACGCCATCCGCTCGGCCATCAATACGGCAGAACGGCAGTTCCAAGTTATTGAAGGTGGCAAGAATGCCGATAATGGTGGATGCCCTCCCAAAACCAAAGAAAAGAAGCCCTGCCCTGTTGTCACCATCGGGCATTTGGATGGGTCTTTTTACTTTCTTGACCGCGTTGGTCAGCTGCGTGTGCTCAAGGCATCGCAAATGACACGGCGGCCAGATCTGGTGGCGTTGTTCGGTGGCAATATCGATTGGCTGAAAGAAACATTTCCGAAAACGGCAAAAGTCAAAGACAAGGATGCAGAAGGCAATGAAACAGCGCGTGAAGTTGTGGTTGACTTTAATATCAATCACACTTGCCAGTTCCTTCAGCGTGAGTGCTTTTCTGCTGGCCTTTTCGGTGATCACATACAGATCCGCCGTCCAGGTATCTGGCCTACGTCAGAAGGTATGCCGGTGGTGCATTGTGGCGACCGTGTTCTGGTGGGTTCAAAGCTGGAATTACCAGGCACACGCATTGGCAATCAGATCTGGGCCGCTGCACCAGCTGAGCCACGTCCAGCAGAGCCGTGCGAGGCGATTGATGCGCGGGAATTTCAGCGCCAAGTCAGGGAATTGTGGGATTTCAGACTGGAAGGAAGCGATATCATCGTTATGGGCATGTTGGCCTGTGCGTATTATGGCGCGGCCATTCCGTGGCGTCCTGCCGGATTTCTAACAGGGCCTGCTGGTTGCGGTAAATCTTCCCTGCTGCGGGTGCTGCAAAACGCCATTCCGCTCAAATTCGCCACGAATGACGCATCAAAGGCCGGCATTGAACAGATGGTGGATGGTCGCGCCATTCCCATGCTGGTGGATGAAGCATCAGACCGTGTGGATCAACGTGCTGCCCGTGCCCTGCTGGATCTGGTGTTGTCCGCAACGGGTGGCGAAGGCACAAAAGGTGCGCGTGGCGGTTCGGATGGTATCGCCCGCAAGATTGCGGTGGCCGGTTCCATCATCATGGCATCCATCCGGCCACCGGATATGGAAGCGCAGCATCTGGGCCGCTTTACACTGGTGGAAATGCAGGCACCTAAAAACGGTGCAGACCACACGGCAGAACATCGGGAATTTGCTGAATGGGCAAAGGAAATCGGGCCAAAGCTATGGGGTCGCGCATTGGCAGGATGGCAACGCTATAGTGCAGCGCGTGTGATCCTCCGTGCCGCCGTGGGCCGTTCCGGTTGTCAGCCGCGTGAAATGGATCAGATGGGGTCATTGCTGGCCGGTTGGTGGACATTAGCTAACGACACCGTGCCAGCAGAAACGGAAGCAGATCATATTGTAAGGAGTGTTATGGGTTACATCCGCACGGCAGAAACGGCGGAAGCCGCAAGTGGCAGCCAACAGATGATAGATCATCTGCTTTCGCAAAAGGTGCAAATGGATCGCTCAACAGATCGGCGGTCACTTTCATCACTGATAGAGCGCATGCTGGTGCCGGTGAATGAAGAAAAGCCGGATATAGAGGAAAATGCGTTCTCCCGTAAAAACGTTGCATCCGTTCTGGCAAGTTATGGTATCAGGGTTGTCAGACGGAATGAACCTACGCCCCGCAGCGGTCAGGATGTGCCGCGTGGCAGTGAAGGTGATGGCTTGTGGATCTGGCCGCGCAACGCTATGCTGACGGCACTGTTCAAGGACACGCCATTTGCCGGGCAGAAGTTCGTTTATGAGTTTTCGCGAATGGAAAGCTACAGGCCGCCGCCGCGTAACGCGCGCGGGCATCAGATTACCATCACCATGGATGGTAAGAAGAACAAGGGTTGCTTCTGGGTCAGGTGTTGTGAGCTTGGCTTGTCTGATGATGGTGACGATGGGCTGTAAAGGAACCATGGAACCGCAACGGAACCGCGCCGGTTCCCATTAGTTCGTTATATTTCCTAAAGGGAACCAAAACCCCTATAGGGAACCTGTTTTTTCACTCCTATACAGAAGCGCGCTCTCCGTGCCTCAAATCCATTGTGAGAGAAAATAGCAGTTCCCTTAGTTCCTTAGTTCCCTTTCTTTCTAACATATTGATATATATAAATAATAAAAGGAACCAGAAGGGAACCACATGGGAACCGCAGGAACCTCGCTAGAAATGAAAGCCTTCAAGCCCATAAGCGGGCAGGAAATGGCACAGGCCGTGGAAGATCGGTTGTTTGAGGCCGGATACACACTGGCCTGCTTGCCAGCCCACGGCATCCGTCCAGCTGGATGGGGCAAAGGCTGGGGCGAAACGCTGATGGACATGGATGATCTGCTGACACTCACGGCAGAAAGTGAAGTCCGGCCACCCATGCCAACAGCTGCCGCCATTACCCGCATGGATGAGGCGTTCACTTGGGTGCAGGGTATTTCCAATGTCAGTCACCGCCGCGTCGTGCTGCTCTGGATGATGATCCACCCGCTCTCACGCCAACATCGCTATAGCTGGAGGCAGATTGGCAGCTTTTTGGGTGTGAGCGATAAAACAGCAAAAAGCTGGTTTTTCAGGGGGATAGCTGAGATCACGAAAAAAAATTACACCTAACTGCATTTTTTACTTCTCAAACTCCGCAAAATGCAGTTTTTTAGACACCATGATAAGGGGTCGTGCAGCCAACAGGCTACGCGGCCTTTTTTTATGCCCAGATGAAAGCGAAACATGCCTGTCAGATCTCCAGTTTTCCGGCCGCGCTGGCACAAGCCAGAAGCGCAACGCCGGAAGGAGTTCGATAAGCAGCGCGGCACATCGCGCCAGCGCGGTTACGATGCCGCATGGGGAAAGGTTCGCGCCCAGCACTTGGCCCTGCATCCAATCTGCTGCGTGCCTGGATGCAGAACACCGCGTGATAGATTGAACGTCGATCACATCGAAAGCGTGCGGGAAAATCCGTCCAGGCGGCTCGACCCCAGCAACCTGAGAACGCTCTGCCAGTCGCATCATTCGGCCAGAACAAGCCGAGATCATAGCTGGAACCGCTGAAAATCGGCAGAAAACGGCAGAAAACCGCCATTTTTGACGAAAAACACGTCAAAACGGGTGGGGGTGTCAAATCTCTGCCGGCGGCGAGCACCTGAACCGCGCCATGGGCAAATTTTTGCAACCGCGAAATTGAGGAAAAAAGTTACCAGGATGGTTGGATGGAAACCCTCCTACCTATTCGCATGAGGGAAGGTCATCATGAGAGGTAGAAAACCAAAGCCACGCCACCTTCGTGTGATTGAAGGCAATCCGGGAAAGCGGGCTCTCCCAGAAGATGGTGTCCGGCTCCCGTCCGAATATGCGGCGCCACCAGATTTTCTGGATGAGGTGGCACGGGCTGCGTGGGAGCGCCTTGTCCCTCCTTTAGTGGAGCGCGGGCTTTTCACAGTTCTGGATCATGACAGCATCGCGGCCTACTGCGAAGCATTCAGCCGGTGGCGCAAGCATGAACAGTCCTTGAAGGATGCCGGTCAGGAAACCTTCGAGACGCATGGCAGGCAAGGACGCATGATCCGGACACGGCCAGAGCTGGGCATCATTTCTGAACAGATCAGGCTCATGACCAGCATTGGCTCCAATTATGGATTTTCGCCCGTTGCCCGCATGCGCCTGAAGGATGTCGGGCAAGGTGACTTGTTCAACCCATTTGACAACGTGTGAGTATGGCCAGCTACCCCTACATTCGGAAAGCGCAGCGGTACATCAAGGATGTTCTGTCTGGGAAAATTCCGGCTTCATGGCAGGTGGTAGCTGCATGCAGACGGCAACAGCAGGATCTGGCGCGGTCTAAGCAGAAGAAATGGCCGTATCGGTTTGATAAGGAAGAAGCTGAGCGCGTCTGTCGCTTTCTGGAGCTTATGCCGCATATCAAAGGCCCCAAGGCCCGCGATGGCGAACTGATAGAGCTTGAAGGCTGGCAGTGCTTTATTCTGACCACGGTTTTTGGGTGGCTGCATAAGAAAACGGGCTTCCGGCGCTTCCGGCGCTCCTTTATCGGCGTGCCGCGTGGGAATGCCAAAAGCACGCTGTCATCTGGCGTGGCGCTGTTCATGCTCACGGCTGATGGGGAACCTGGGCCAGAGGTCTATTCTGCGGCCACCACGCGTGATCAGGCCAAGATCGTGTTTGGCGATGCCCAGGCCATGACGCGTAAAACGCCGCCACTGGCACGCAAGTATGGGCTGGATGTTCAGCAGCGCGGGATTATCTCGGCCTGCAATGATGGCATTTTTCGCCCACTCTCGCGTGATGCCGATACACAGGACGGCCTGAACATCCATTTTGGGTGTCTGGATGAGGTGCATGCCCATAAAACCCGTGAAGTGTATGACGTGGTGGAAACTGGTGCAGGTAAACGTGACCAGTCCCTGATCTGGGCCATCACCACGGCAGGATCAAACAGATCCGGCATTGGTTATGAGCTCTGGACTTATCTGGAAGCCGTGCTGCGCAAGGTTTTGGCAGATTGGGAAGAGAGCCCCTACCCGCTCAAAGGCGATCAGGCGGAAGATGAGCAATTTTTCGGCATCATCTACACCATAGATGATGGTGATGATTGGACAGATCCTGCCTCGTGGCAGAAGGCCAACCCGAACTGGGGTGTTTCTGTCATGCCTGACTATGTTGCGGGCCTTGCTAACAAGGCCATGCAGCTTGCCAGTGCGCAGAATAACTTCAAAACCAAGCATCTGGATGTCTGGGTGAATGCGGATCAGGCATGGATGGACATGCAGGCATGGAAAAAATGCGCTGATTATGGGCTGTCTATTGATGATTTTGCCGGTGATGATTGCATTGAGGCACTGGATCTGGCCAGCAAGATCGACCTTGCAAGCAAAATCCGGCTGCTTCAGCGCCAGATAGATGGTGTGACGCACTATTACGCCTTTGCCACCTTCTACCTGCCTCAGCGGGCTGTAGATGAGGCAGCAAACGCGCAATATCAGGGCTGGGCGATTGACGGGTATCTCCAGACCACGCCGGGTGACGTGACAGACTTTGAAACAGTCGAAGCCGGCCTTCTGGAAGATAAAAACAGCTTCAGCGTCACGGATGTTGCCTATGACCCATGGCAGGCTACCCAGTTGGCGCAGCGCATGTCTGAAAAAGATGTGCCCATGCGCGAATATCGCCAGACCGTGCAGAACTTTTCCGAAGCCATGAAAGAATTGGAGGCCCTGGTGTTGTCCGGAAGGCTGCACCATGACGGCAACCCGGTTCTGGAATGGTGCATCTCCAACGTGGTCTGCCACACGGATGCAAAGGACAACATCTACCCGCGCAAAGAGCGAGTGGAAAACAAGATTGACGGTGCCGTGTCTCTGATCATGGCGCTGGGCGTGGCTCTGCATGGAGCTGAACAAGGTTTCGTTTACGAAGGAATGTAATAATGGGGCTTCTGGATTTCCTGCGTGGATCTGGGCCGCCGGTCTCCGCACGCCGGGAGCCTCGCCTTCATGCTGAAGCTGGTGTCAGCTCGCCTGCTGATAATTTTCAGGCAGGCGGCCCATGGGTTTCGTTTCCAATGGGTGGGCCTTCCCGCTCTGGCGTGCTGGTCAATGAGCGCACCACGCTTTCTCTGCCTGCCGTCATGCAGGCTCTGCGCATCCTGTCTGGCGTGTTTGCCATGGTGCCTATGCACTATTGCCGGCACGATGGCACTGGCACGCACCGGCTGACGGATGATCCGCTCTATCAGCTGATGAACGGGCGACCAAATGACGCGCAAAGCCGCTTCGCTTTTCGGGAAATCCTGATGAGTGATCTGCTGATGGCCGGGAATTTTTACGCGTATGTCTCGCGGGATGCCTTTATGCAGCCTGTGGCGCTTACGCGGCTTGATCCGTTTGGTACATTGCCGTTGCAGTCATTCGAACGGGCAACCGGGCAAAGCATGTTTTATGATACCACCCTGCCCGATGGCTCGTCCGGGCGCTTTGCAGCGCGTGATATCTGGCACGTTAGCGGCATGAGCCGGAACGGCCTGCAAGGTCTTAGCCCTATCGCCTACATGAAAGAGGCATTTGGCGAGAGCATCGCTACAGCCACCTATGTGCAGAATTACTGGCGCAATAACGGCCAGCCGCCAGTCATCATGACATCGGATAAGCCAATTGAGCCTGGAGCACGTCAAGCCATCAAGGAAGATTGGCAATCACTCTATTCAGGCCCCATGAATGCAGGCGTGCCAGCGGTTCTGGGAAATGGTCTGAAGGCCGCCTACATGCCCATGAACAACAAGAATGGGCAGTTGGTGGAAACACGCACTGCCCAAGTGCTGGATATTGCGCGTGCATGGGGTGTTCCGCCGCATCTGATTTTCGAACTGTCCAAGGCTACGTTCGGGAATATTGAGCAACAGTCTCTGGAATTCGTGATCTATCACCTTGGCCCGCATTTCGCACGCGTAGCAGATAGCGCCATGCATGCCTTTGCGGGTGCAGGCTGCATTTTCAAGCATGATCCATCTGACCTGCTGAAAGGCGGCTTTCTGGATCGTGCTCAGGGTGTTTCCGCTCTCCGTAATGCGGGCGTGATGAACACGGATGAAGCCCGTAACAATTTCGATCTGAACCCCGTGGGCGGTGATGTCGGATCTGAGCTGTGGCGGCCAATCAATATCGGTGTGGCAGGCGAAACCCCAGCCGGAACAGAATCAGGAAACTGACATGACACGATATTATGCGCTGGAAGCGATCAGGGCACAGCCCTGGGCGATCCTTCCCGCACATCTAGGCGCTATTGAGGCCATTGCTGCCCGTGCGCTGGAAGCTCCCGTGCTGGACGTTCTACGGGCTGATGGGCACTCAGAACGCTATCAGACCATGCTTTCAGCCGTGGCTGATACCGGCAAGCGCATGAACGGCACAAACAACGTCACGCTCAACAAGCAGGGCGTTGCCACCATCCCTGTCATGGGGCCGATTTTCCCGCGCGCCAATCTGCTGACTGAGTTTTCAGGCGCTACAGACCTCAACAGCCTGTCGGCAGATCTTCAGGCAGCGCTGTCCAGTGCAGACGTCAAGCAGATCCTCATGGTGTTTGACAGCCCCGGCGGCGTCACCATGGGTGTGAGTGACATGGCCAGCCAGATTGCAGCTTCCAGCAAGCCTGTCACGGCCTTTGTGCCGGGTATGGCTGCATCTGCCGCCTATTGGCTGGCAAGCCAGTGCTCCACCATCCTGATGGACAATACAGCCTTGGTCGGCTCCATCGGTGTGGTCATGTCTGGTGCAAAACAGGTGGAACCGGACGCAAACGGCATGATGGAGGTGGATATTGTCAGTTCCAATGCCCCAAACAAGCGTCTGGACGTCACATCCGATGATGATCAGGCGCAGATCCGCACCGTGCTGGATGATCTGGAGGCCGTATTTCTCCAGGCTGTCGCACAGGGCCGCCACACATCGGTGGACAACGTAAAACAGAATTTCGGCCAAGGCGGCATGAAGGTGGCAAACAGCGCCATTTCAGCCGGAATGGCCGATGGTATCAGCACGCTTTCGGCCACCTTGGCCAAGCTTGGTGCCGCAAACCCTCCAAAAACGCCGGTAAAATCCGCTCCACGTCGCGCCGCTGCAATGGCTGATCTGGAAGCACGCCGGAAACTCGCAGAAGGACACGCGTAAATGGCCGTTCGTGACCGCATCACAGCACTCCGCAGCCGTCAGGCCGAAGTGCATGCCGAAATGGACAATATTCTGGCTGCATCAGAAAGCAATGAAGCTGGCGATCTGACAGAAGAGCAAACCGCAGCATATGACCAGTTGCGGGCAGAAGATGATCGCCTGACAGCCAGTATTGAGCGAGAAACTGACATGGAGCGCCGCCGTGCAGCAGCTGCGCGTCCGATGGCGCCTCTGCCTGCAGGAAATCCCGGTAGCCGTTCTACGGTTCCGGCTCAGGCTGAGCAAAAGCTTGCCCCTGGCATCAAGTTTTCCCGTCTGGTGCAGGCTGTTGCTGCTACCCGTGGTGAAGGCGGCATGCGTGCTGTTCTGGATTTTTCAGAAAAAACGTGGGGCTCCACTTTCGCTGCCGCTGCGGCTGACAACATGGAACAGTCCGTGGATGTGCAGGGTGGCTTCCTGGTCAATACCGATTATTCCACAGATCTGATTGAGGCCCTGCGTCCTGCTGTGGCTGTTCGGAAAATGGGTGCGGTTTCCGTGCCGATGCCAAATGGCAATATGACTTTCCGTAAGCAAACCGGCACATCCAATGCCCAATGGCTGGGTGAACGCGCGCCCGTGCCAACATCAGCACCTCAGGTGGATGTGGTGGCAATGAAGGCCAAGAAACTGGGGGCGTTGGTGCCGATCACCAATGATCTGCTGCGTTACAATTCGATCCAGACAGACAATCTGGTGAATAATGACGTCACGCGTTCTGTGGCTATTGCGGAAGATCAGCAGTTCATTCGTGGGCAGCTTCCGATTTTGCGCCTGCTGGTCTGCGTTACCTGGCTAATGCGGCCAATGTCATTGCGGCAAATGCTACGGTCAACGTGCAGAATGTGCGCAATGATCTTGGGAAACTCCGTCTGGCACTCACCAAGAATAACGTGCCTATGCAGTCTCCGGGTTACATCATCAACCCGACTCTGGTGGAATTCCTAAGTCAGCTTCAAACCGCCACAGGCGCTCTGGCATTCCTGAAATTGCAGATGGTCGGATTGGCGCTTTCCCCTATGCCAGCACCACTTCTGTGCCTGATAACCTTGGCACTGCCGGCAATGAATCTGAGTTGTATTTTGCGGACTTTGCCCAGATCCTGATCGGTGATGCTTTCCAGACCACGTTGGCCGTCAGCACGCAGGCTATGTATGTGGACGCAGGGGGCACATCGCGCTCCGCATTCCAGAATGATGAAACGCTGGTGCGTGTGATTGAGGCTGTGGATCTGAACACGCGTTACGATAGCGCCATTGCGGTGCTGACGGGGGCTGCATGGTTCCCTGGTGCAGTCGCGGGCAGTAAAATGAAAATTGTGACCTTTACAGACCGTTGTGGCGGCATTGGTGCCGTTTACAACAAGGGTGATGTAGGCATGTTTCCGGATAACGTGGCTGATGCCATCGTGGCAGCCAAAAAAGGCACTGCAAAGCCGGTGCCTGAACCGGAACCCGCTGAACCGGAAGAAACGGGCCAAAAAGAGCCGGAAACACCTCAAAATGAGGAAAAACCAGCTGAAAATGAGCCAGAAACGCCAGAAAATGGCAAATCCTAACGGTCTCCATATGGAGGCCGTTTTTGTTTGGGGTGCAGTATGACAGTTGCAGTCATTACACCTGCCGAAAAAACAGATCTGGTAACGCTGGAGAGTGTGAAAACATATCTCCAGATCTCGGATGATAGCCAAGATGCTCGGCTTGGGCAGCTTATCACTGCTGCATCTGGCAGCTTTACCGATTATCTGGGGCGTCCGTTGGCGCTCCAGACCTATCGGGAACGCTGGACGCTGCGTGGACGCATTCCGGGCGTCAATCTGTCCAATGGGCCAGTTGCCACCATTCTATCTGCATCTGTGGATGGGTGGCATGGTCTGGCCCGCTGGATGAATGCGATGTTGACCGCAAGAATGCACGCATCATGGCATCTGCATTCCTGCCGCCACGGCAAATGGTTTTCCATAGGTCTGTTGTGGTAGATATCATCTACATAGCGGGCTTTCTGTTGCCTGGTATGGATGTTCCTACACCAGAAAACCCACTTCTGGCCTTGCAGGTGCAAACCCTTCCCGCTTCCGTGGCTTCTGGCTGCCTGAGCACCATTCAGATGTTGAGTTGCGCCGCTGGGCGTGACCCGCTTCTGAAATCAGAAAGCACGCAAGGGGTGGGCTCGGCATCCTATGGCACGCTAGATCCTACCGTTGGTGGACTGACGCCAGATGCCGTTGGTACATTAGATCGGCTTGGCATTGCTGCGGATTGGATGGCCTGATGGGCCAGATTACCGAAACCCGCAAGCGGCTGCTTGCCAGAAGTGGCCGCCAGATGGTGCTCACGGCACGAGATGGCAGCAATCCGGTCACATTGCGTGCATATGCACCGCCGCCGCAATCCTCACAGCTGGCGGACGGCATGCCCAAAGCGCCGTTCATTGCTCAAACGTTAGCGGATGAGCTGAGCGCCGCCAATGTCACGCCAAAGGCGCAATGGCACCTCAAGGATGGCCCAAGACCTACAGCCTGACAGATGCCACGCCCGTTTATGACGGGGCCACCATCTGCGGCTGGACGCTGATTGCAGCAGGAGGCGACTAATGCCCTCAGAAACAGTGTGGAACGATGCCTATGCCCGTGCCAGCGCCGTGGCAGAGGCGTTGGGCCATCTGATCGGTGATCCCCTGACATGGGATTTTTCCAGCGATGGCAAAGCATTTGTGGCGCTGGATATGTCCTCGTCCAGCATAGATAGCCTGGAACTGGGTGATCAACAGGCGCAGGAAAGCGGCCAGATCTGCATCATGCTCTGGATACCACAGGGCCGGATGAACACGCCCGCAGTGCTGTCCATCATGAATGCGTTTGAAGCGGCTTTCCGCACCAACCCGGTAGATCCGGATAAATGCTGGCCAAACGGCCTATTTTACGATGGCCAGACTTACACGCCTCCTTCCTTTCTTGCTCAGACAGGTAATTGGTATGTTGCCACGTTGATGGTGGATTACCGCTGGCAGAATATTACGGAACAAAAACCATGAAATTCTTTCCGCTTATCGAAACAGCAGCTAATTCTGGCCAGTTTCAGCTTTCTGGGGCTGCTGTAGAGGCAGACAACACCACTGCCGCCCTGGCATTGATTGAGCCCACCGTTGGCGCAGGCCTGCGCTATGGCGCATGGCTGTATCATGAGGTGCGCGGCCTGCCGGATTTTGCACCCGTAACGGATGCTGAAAAAGGCAAATCCTATGCTGTTCTGGCGCAAATTGGCGGCACAGATCAGCCCTGGACGCCAGATGGGCAGCAGCTTGTCTCTGCGCTGTGCGATGCCTCTAACCTGTGCCTGTCTATGGCGCAGTATATGGGTTTTCGCCTCGGCCTGATGCCCGTGGATGAAAAACCTGTAGCCGCACCGGCCACATCTGGCACTGAAACAACGCCAACATCTGGCGGAACAGACAGCACGGAAAAACCTGCCAGCTAACGCTGTTCCCTTCTCCATTCTTTCAACACAGGCCGCCTTCGGGTGGCCTTTTTATTGAGGTGAACAATGGCTTTTACTGGAGCCACAGCAGGCTTGGCAGCCGGTGCACAAACCAATGATACGCGTTTGGATGTCGCGCTAGAAGCTACATATGCCACACCCCAACGGGCAACTATCAGGCCCTGCGCATCACGGGGGAAACCCTATCACGCTCACAGACCACAGCGCGGCCGGAAGAAATCAATTCTGTCAAAGAAGTCTCGCAATCTGTGGTCACGCAGGTGCAGGCGTCTGGCACAATCTCTGGTGCTCTGTCATCCGGTACGTTTGATGCACTTTTGGCGGGTGTCATGGGTGCTGATATCATCCCCATGACCACCCAGACATCTGGCACAACGTTTTTCACCATCACGGGTTCAACATTGACAATCAGTGGTACAGGCACGTCTGCATGGATGACAACATTCGTGGCCAATGCGGGCACGATTGTTGTCAATTCTCCCAGCAATAATCTGAACAACGCCATTTTTGCGTTCAGTGGCAAAAATAACACTGCAGGCACATTTAGCCTGATTGCAGGCCCATCCGTTACGGGCACAGTCAAATCCACTAACGGTGATACGATTTCCGTGGGGGCTGCCTAAACGGCAATCTGGATAAAACATTCACAGTCCGCAAAAAACTTCTTGGCCAGTTCCTGATGTATCCGGGCAGTCTGGTTTCCCAGGCACAGTTCCAGTTCCAGCAGGCGCAGTTTGATACGGTCAGTATTGATATCATCAGTGCAGATGAAGTGTTGTCTGCCGTAGATGTTTCAACGGCTGTTCTGCCCGCGCCATCTGGAAAGGTTCATAACTCTGTCAACAACTTTCTAGGTGTCACCATTAACGGCAATAAACCCGCCGGGTGCGTCACGCAGTTTACCTGCACGCTGGCGCGTAATGGTGCGGCGAACGATTATGGTATGGGCCATACTGGGGCCTGCGGCGTGCGTACAGGTCAGTTTATGGCTAGCGGCAGCATTGAATTCTTTTTCCGCAGTTGGGATGAATACAATGATGCGCTGAATGGTACGCAGGGTGAAATTATTATCCAGACTGTTGATGATAGCGGCAATGGATATGCGTTCGTTTTCCTAAATGCAGCCTTGCGGAATGCCAAAGTCAACAGTTCGCAAACCAATCAGACCGTGAAAGTATCGTTTGATATTGAGGGCAACCCCACAGCATCAGGCGGCACGTTCGCCATTGTGCCTCTGAGTGGTGTTGCCGTCACAGGTTCCTGATCTCGCCTTACCTGAAAAACAGTTTCACAAAGGATCGTCATAATATGACGGCCCTTTTTGTTCGTACCCATAACTCACAGGGTTTTACACAATGGCTAAACTTTCCTCTTTTACCCGCAACGCAACTGCAATTGCAGAAGGCACGCCCGTTACAGTGGGCGTGACAGATCAGTTCGTTATCGTCACGCGGGGCATGACCGCAGATTATGCCGATCGCCTGTGGGCGCTGCGCCGTGCGGCTGTTATCCGGTATAATACCGGCCTGTCTGTAACAGATGTGCCGGTAACTGAAAGTACGCTGCCGCCATCTATGGATGATGTGTGCCAGGCGCAGGCTCTGAGCGAAAAGTGCCTGATTGACGTGCAGGGTCTGGAAAATGACGATGGCAGCCCCATTGATATCGCCACTTTTAATGAAATGATCACACACCGCGAAAACCGGGCGCTGCTTGGTCTGGCATTGCAGGCGGCAGCATCTGTTGGGCGCGCCACCAAGGAACAGCTCAAGGTCGCTGAGGGAAACTAACAGCCGCCCTGCGCTGGCACCTGATAGATGGCCCGGTAGTGGCGGCCTGTGCTGTTCAGCCACCGCCACTGCGTGCGCTAGACGCATATGACGCGTGGCTGCGGAAAGTCGATCCGGAGCCCGCAAACATGCTGCCCTGGCGGTGCTGGCATGGCGTGGCCGGAACGCGCCGGTATCGGGCGGAAATTTACGGCGCTGGCATGGGGGCAACGCGTGGCGTGTCCTATCCGCAGCCATTAGCTGATGCCGAAATCCTGCGCTGGTGCCACATGCGGCGGCTGAATGAGGCGGAAACAGATTTCACCTTCCAGCTCGTGAAATCACTGGATCAGACATTCCTCCAGATCCGTAACCAGCAGATCCAGCAGGATCTGGCACACACTTTTAGGAAAAGATAGCATCATGGCACGGGCACGTATGGCGGAGACTATTCGGGAGCAGATCAATCTGGCCACCCGCAATGTTCTGGCATCGCAAAGCCTGCATGATCTGGTTGCGCGGGAATGCCGTGATCTGCGTGATGCCCAGATATCCTCTGGCGCTGCCTCTACCGTATTCAGCACATTTGTTGATGGCCGTAGAAACGATGCGGAGGAGCATGTGCGGCTGGATAACGGCATTGTCAGCTATGTGTTTTCCTATCTGGCGCAGGGTGTGGCCTTTGCGTTGGCTGAGTGCCAGAAACGCTCTCCTGTCCACACAGGCGCATTCCGCAAGGGGTGGGCCGTGCGTGTGAACGGGAAATGGTGGGCGCGCCCTGCCGCTGCCATTCAGCCGGGCAGCATTGTAGAAATCGTCAATACCATGCCCTACGCCCGCAAGATTGATACGGGTGGGCAGGAAACCAGCGTTCCACCAGGGATTGTAGAGGCCGTGCGGCAGGCAACGCGCCGCCAGTTCCCCACGCTCACGATTGCCCGAAAATTCATTAACCTCACGGGCGGTCAGGATGCACGCGGCGGCCCTCTGCCCTACGTGCTGAAAGCGCAGGCATTGAAAGCGGCCTTACCTGGTCAAAATCCGATGGGTTTGAGCGCCTCAGAAAGCCCCGCCGTAGCAACCGCAAAGATCGCGCCGCCGGTCAGGTCATGACGTATCCAGCTCTTGTGCTGACGGAGTCCGAAAATGGTTAAAGCCACTACAGTTATCAATGAGGTCATCAACCGCGTGCTGTTAGATGATCAGACTGCGGAGCCTGTCAACGCCATTGGTACGCGCATGGAAGGGCTTCAGGATAAAATTGAGGACGTGGCGGCCAGCGGTGAAAATCTGGGCACCGCATTGGTCAAAGGCATGGAGGATGCCGAAACAGCTACTGAACGTGCGGTGGAGGTTGCCACGGCAGGTACCGGAAAGTTGCAGAGTGCATTGGGGCATCTGGAGGACAACATCTCCCAGATCAGCCATGACGTTCAGCTTGGTGCCAAAAATTCAGAAAGCGCCTTGTCTGATATTCAAGATGCCGCACAGGAAACATCCGTTTCAGCAGATGGCATCAGCTCCGCCTTTCGTGACAACCTGAAGGAAGCAGCGGCTGCCTCTGGCAGTCTGGCTGATGCGCTATCGCAGGATGCCACAAAGGCGGATGTGTCGTGGCAGGCGGCGGCTGGGCGTGCTGGAGATAGCATTTCCAAAGTGCAGCGGCAGATCCGCTTGCTGCAAAATGAGTATGACCGTCTGGATGCGCGTGGCCGTGCCGCTGTTGCCAGTGGCAGCACCAGCCCAGAGGATGTGACACGCGTTCTGGAAGCTAACAAGAAAGCGCAGGATGATGCCGCCATCAGCCTAGCCAAACTGCGGCTAGAACAGGCTGCCACCGTTACAGATTTTGACCAGATGGCGGAAAGCGGGCAACTGCATCTGCTGTTATTGACAGAATGTCCGCCGCAGATCTGGCGCAAACAATGGCTCTGCGTGAATTGCGGGCTGAGTTTGAAAAAGGCCAGATCACGCTGGATGTTTATAAAACTGGCTTGCAGGAAATCACCATAGAATACGCCAAGCTGAGCGGTGCATCCGCAACAGCTCTGGCGACCATTGCGCAGAATCATCAGGATAGCATCAACAGCAGTCTGGGCATTACCCTGCCGAACGTTGATCACGCATCCAGACTGGAGGATGTTGCCCAGGCATTTCAAGAGGCTGACAACCTGCGTGCCAAACTGGTGCCATTGGCAGCGGCAGAACGTGATTACGCCAGCGCCATTGCGGTAGCTAGTGATGCGCGGGAGCGCGGCGTGATTGATCTGGGCGAATATCTGGCCGCCATGGATCGCGCCACCGCATCCTATCAAAACAGAAAGATGCCATTGCCGCCAGCGTGCAGACGCAACAGGAAGCATTGCGCTTGCAGCGTGAATCCGTAGCAGCCGGTGCGCAGCAAAAAATCAACACATGGGCCGGTGTCACCACGCCGGAATACGGGCAGGCCGATAGTCGGCAGGAGGATTTTGAGGCCGCAGCGCAGGACGCAGCAAAGCTGCGGCCGAGCTTGTGCCATTGGCTGCGGCAGAACTGGATTACACAAAAGCGCAGCAGAAAGCATCCGCCGCACTGGCCGCCGGTATTATTGAGCAGGGTGAATACGATGCCTATATGAGCAGAGCCACGGATAGCCTGAACCGCCAGAAATCTGCTCTGGGCGGTAACGCAGCAGCGGTAAAATTAACCTCGTTCGAAATGGGTATTCTGGCTGACGAAACCCATAAGTTTTTCGATCAGGTTCTGGCTGGGGGCAGCCCGTTACAGGCTGCGTTTTACCAGGTGCCAAATATGGTGCAGGTGATGGGCGGCTTGGATGGTGCACTGACACGCGTGGTCAGTGGTTTATCCGGCCCTGCCGGTCTCGCCATTGCAGCAGGTGCCGCTGGTGCCGCCATTTTTGGCTTGGGCAAGTATGCGGAAAGCGAACAGGAAAGCCTTGCTCAGCTTTCCACCCATCTGCGTGCCACGCGGGCTGATTATGATGATATGTCCAAATCTGCTGAAAATGCTGCCCGTGCGCTACATGACCAGTATGACGATATCTCGCTCTCAGACAGCCGCACCACAGTGCAGACCATTGCGGCTGTGCCTACGGTGGATGCCAGCCAGATCCAGCGTCTGACAGCAGACAGCCGAGATCTGGCTGCTGTCATGAACACCACGGTACCAGATGCTGCCAAGACGCTGGCAGCAGCACTGGAAGATCCGGCCAAGGAAGCACAGGCACTGGCAGATCAGCATTTGCCCGGCTTCAACGCTGGGCTGGTGCTGAGCGTGCAGCATATGGTGCAGATGGGCCAGCAGGCTGATGCCGTTTCTCTGGTGATCCAGAAGCTGGAAAGTGCCATTCATGGAGCTGCTGATCAGGGCCTGACACCGTTCCAGACTGCATGGCGCAAGCTCAGCGATGAAATGGGCGGTGCATCCAGCATTATCGCGTCTGAATCCCGTAGCATTGGAGATCTGTTTGTCTCCATGGCAACAGAGGGCATCAACGCTGCGGATGATCTGGTCAAGCATCTGAAAAAACTGCCTGATGAAATCAGTAGCATCTGGAGTAGCATCAAATCTGGATCATCTAGCGGCTTTAGCTGGCTGGAAGGCAAGATCGAAAGCCTGATGCCCGAAAGCCTGCGAAAGCTCATGGCACAGGGCAACACGGCAGATCCTACGTTCTCCATGCCCAGCAATCCGGCAACATCTGCCACGCATGTGCAGGCAGATGGCGGCATCAAGTCCGTGCAGAGCATGATTGACCAGGTGGCGCAGGAACAGCACCTGAATGGTGATATCACCAGTCTGATGCACGCCATAGCACCTGCGGAAAGCAGCACGGGCCAATACCTGAAAGGTCAGTTGGTGCGCTCCAGTGCCGGTGCCATTGGCGCCATGCAAGTGAAGCAAGACAACGCGGCCGGAAATGATCTGACAGATCTGCACGGAAATGTTTCTGCCAGTGCTCAGCTGCTGGAGCACCTATACACCAAATATGATGGTGATCAGACACTGGTTGCCATGGCCTATAACTGGGGAGAATCTAACCTAGACCGCTATTTGAAAAGCGATGGTGATCCTAGCCGCATTCCTGCGGAAACCATGGATTATCTGGCAAAACTACAGAGGGCGTGCCTTATGGCGCTGTCACATCTGCAAACATGCAGAAATCTGTGGATAGCGTGGTTTCGCAGGGTGATACTGGAGTAAATGGCCAGCGTGATGATCTCACGCGCTCTCTGGTAAAGCAGGAAGGTGCTCTGGATACTGTCAATAAGCAGTATCAGGCTGGCATTATTTCCCAGAAAGAGTGGTCTGATCAAACAAAGGTTATTCATGATCAGATAGACGCTACCAGCGCCTCTCTCGCCAATCTGCGTGATCCTTGCAGAAGTGGATCATTCGCAAACGCTAGCCGCACAAAGCGCATCTGCCTTAACGGGCTATGACCGGCAGATGGGCAGCGTGGCACAGGAGGTTGACCAGGCGCAGCTTTCGCTTAACGGGGCGCACGCATCTGCAACCCAGATCATGGCAGCGCAGGCGCGTGAGCAATCCATTCTGGCGGATGAATGGCATGCCAGCACGTCTGCCATGTCAGATCAAACACAGGCGCTGGATAAGGCCAATGCGGCTATGCAGATGGCAGCATGTCTGCACAGGATGCGGCTTCTTATGTGTCTGCCTATACGGATGCAGAAAACAGCTTCCAGAAAGGCACGCCGCAGTTTGTGCAGGCCATGCAGGAGCGCATCAGTGCCGCCAAGGCCCTGACGGTTGCCCAGCAGAACACCCAGATGATCGGCAGACCAATCAGAACAATGATCAGGTTGCTATCCTGCAAACTGAAACATCTCTGATCGGTTCCAATGATGATGCGCGCCAGAAACTGATGCTCATATGGAAGTAGAGCAACAGCTTTATAGGGAGGCCGATCATTAACAGATGAATATTCCAGCATCTTCTGGCCAGCACAGATGCGCTTTCCGATGCCACGGCGGCATACCAGCACCAGCAGCAGGTGATGGATGATTTCACCGGATCTATTAGCGATATGGCGGATCAGCTGTCCGATGGCGTGGTGCAGGCTTCATGCAGGGCACATCCAGCGGCATGTCTTTCAAAGCATGTTGCAGGTGTGGATGCCTCGGTTGCCAGTGTGATCGCGCGATTTGCCCTTATCAATCCGCTGCTCAACAGCATTGATGGCGCACGCGCACCACCCTGGCAGATCTGGACAATCTGTTTGGTAAAGTTGGTGCAGGCAGCAATGCTTCCAGTGCCAGCAACATTCTGTCCGGATATGGTGAAGGAACGACATCACATCATCCGGCTGGGCTATTCCCCATGGAAGCCTTGAATGTGAAAAACCAGGCTGCTGCTCCTGAAGGCAGTGGATCTGCCATGGTCAGTCCTGGCTGTCTCGGTCATTGGTACCAAGATCGTCGCAGCAATGTCACGATTGGCAATGTCGCACAGGTCTGGCAGGCGGCATTACTTGGGCAGTGCGTTATCCAGCGTAGGTGGTGGATCTTATGGAACTATAGTTCTCTGCTGAACAGCACTGGCACAGGCTGGGCGCTGTTTCTTGCCCTATGGTGCTATGGTCGGGGGCACCGTTCTGGTGGCTTGAGGACTGATTGGCAGTCTGTTGCCAAAAAACATGCCGTATGGACAGCGTTTCCGGTGTGATGGTCAACTAGAGATCACGCACACCCATACGCGGCGTGCCAGCGATGATGTCTCATCTGGCCTTCAGGATGATCTGGACAGTATCAACAAGTTCTGGATACACCGGAGCAACAGCAGATACCGGCCTGATTGGTGAAGTTGGTCATCAGAAAAAGGAAAGAAATCCAGCTCTACCTCGCTTGAGGAATTCTGCCGATCTCAAACTGAGCAGCCTCGATGCTACGTTTAACATGGCTTTGCAGCAGCTGATGCCGACATCATTGACAGGTCAGTGATTACACGCAGGACATTGAAAGCCTGAAAGCCTTGCGAACTTTGGACAGCATGAAGGTGTCTGTCTCAAAGTTTGATGATATCCACCATGTCACGTAGATCATTTAATGGTACACGGGGATATGGCCAAAGCACTTTCCACTGGATGGAAGACGCTGAGCACAGACGATCTGCAAGCAAGTTTGAGGCCATTGAGGATTGTAGGCACCACAATGCCAGGGCTTCTGGATGTTACGGCATCCGGTTCGAAAGCCTGATCAGCAGGTGGATGATCTGAAGCAGAAATACCAGGACGCCGCCAACACGCAGCATCCTATGGTCTGGATGCCCAGGCATTGCTGGATAAAGGCAATGCCATTGCTGCTGCCATGATTGCCAATGAGCAGAACACGCTTTTGCAATCTGATCAGTCTGTGCAGGCGCGTTATCTGTCTGCCACGGGTGATCAGGAAGGTGCGGATCTGCTCAATCAGCAGGTTTCGGCCGCACAGGAAATCCAGCAGTTGCAGGATAACTGGCGGGGCTTCCTGGGTGATAACTTTGCCGATAACGTCACCTATCAGCAGCAGCTTGCAGATCTGGAGAAAACCCAGAATGCCGAGCGGTTGCAGATCCAGCAGGAGTATCAGGAAAAAGCTCTGGAGGCGCAGAAGGCAGCTCAGGAACAGGCGCTGGAATATCAGTCTGAAGCAAATGAGAAGCTGGAGTCTGTTTTTGACAGTCTGGACACCTATGAAAAAGGGCTGACCACATCAGACGCTTCGCCATTATCGGTGGCGGATCAGTACAAGGCGGCTAATGATAATCTGCATACGGATTATCAGGCTGCTGGGTGGGAATTTGATGCCCTGTCTGCGCTCCAGACTGACATGCAAAACTTCCTGTCTCTGTCCCAGAAATTCAATGGTGGCGGAGCAGCCTATGTGTCTGACTTCAATATGGTGCAACCATCGTCAAGGCGCTGGGTGGCATGGATCTGACCAAGGTGCAGGGATGTGCTGAATAAGATCCAGCAAGGCCAATCTAATCAGACGGAAACACTGGCCTCTTTTGCAGGATCTTCTCAAAACGTCTGTGGCACAGCTGCAAGAAACACGCTTTCAGGCGCAAAAAGACGCTGCAGCGTAACGGGATATCACCATAATGCAGCAACGCTGTTTTCTGGGAACGCTGGCCTTCGGGCCTGCGGCTTCCCGCACGACCACATGCCTGTCTTCTGGCGGGTATGTGGATGTTGCCACCGGCACGAAATATCCGCCCATTCTGGCCAGTCTGCCTGACGTGGACAGGGAACTGGATATTTCAATTTCCGGTAGCAGCATGACGCAATCGTTCGGGCAGCTTACGGTCAATCTGTCCGATGGCGTGGCCGATAGCATGAACGTGCGTAACCATACCGGAGATCTGTCCATCCTGACCGGCCTGCGCAGTTATGACATGGCACGCGGCTGGTGGTCAGATCCGGTGCTTTCTGCGTGCCAGCCTCTGTTTACCGGATCCGCCACCGCATGGCGCACCGGAGCCACGCAAGGCACGCTGACACTTTCCGGGCCTGCCGTGCTCTCGCGCCAGTTGCCACTGGCAACCTATGCCGGAACGGGCGGCGTGGAAGGTGGCTCAGACCTGACAGGCCGGGTAAAGCCGCGCCTGCGGGGCTATGCCTTCAATATCACGCCAGTCTGTGTGGATAGCGTCAATCAGATCTATCAGGTCTCTGATGCACCATTCTGGATGGGCACACAGGGCACACAGCCGGATCTGACCGTGCTGGAAGGCGGTGTGCTGGGGGTCTGCTACATCCACAGATGGCAGCTGGTCATATGCGGGCATGGTCAGTGATATCACGACCGCAGATCCGGCCGCAGGCACCTATGTGGTGGAAAGTTCCAGCCGGGCGCGTTTTTCCGGTTGGGTGGCACGCCGGTTTATACCATTACCTGCTGGGCAACCGGGGTGATGCCTGATGGCACGTATGTTTCCAGCCTGCTAGATATCGTGCGGCAGGTTCTGGTGCAGGATATTGGCATACCGGCGGCATCCATTTCCAGCACATGGGCAGATCCGTTCGGCAAGGTGGATAGTGCTGCCGGTGCGTTCTGGGATGGATCTGATAGCTATACGGGCAGGACATGATCACCGCCCTGTTGCAAGGCACCATGCGCAAGCTGGCTGTTGCGCGGACGGGACGCTGAAGCTGATCGGCATTACAGACAGCTTTTTGCAGCTTGCGCCGCACCAGTGGGAAAAGCTGGCGGTGCTGCCTGATGAGGTGATTGACATCAAGGAAACAGATCTGCCG